CAGAAGTGCTAGTAACTAAATCAGTTTTTTCAGCTTCCCTAGATAACGATGTATTTAGGTTTATAAGCGAAGGCACAGAATTAGTAGAAATTGAGGGTGGATCAGTAGCTAACGAAGCAATGAGCATTGCGTTACAAATAGCTATAGAAACAGCAGTATTAGAAACGATCAAAGAGGGTGTAATTAATAACTATTGGAGATATAAAGAATGAAAAAATTACTTTTATTACTCTTATTGTCTGCACCTTTATATGCGGCAGATAATGAGATATTTATAGATCAAAGTTCAGGATCTTCTAATTCTAACTTTGACTTTGAGCAACTAGGATCTGGCAACATTATAGGTGGAGCTGATGCGGCGGCAGGAAGCATGACAGCTCTAGATCTAGACGGTACGGTTATGAATCTCAATCTAGATATGATTGGCGATTCTAACAAGTTCTTAGGTGATATATGGGCTGATAATTACACAGGTAACTTTGTATTTGATGGCAACAGTAACACGTTCAACATGAGTACAGACGAAACCAATACCTATAGCGCAGACGGCAGTAATGTAAACGTCCAGGCAACAGGCAACAGTAATACGTTTACTTTAAATCACGCTATGGCCGCGCAAGCGAGTACGTTAGATCTAGACTGGATTATTAATGGATCAAGCAACTCTATAACTGCCGCAATAGACGTAGATTTAGCGACTAACTATATGGATATTGATGGATCTGATAACACAGTTACGTATGACGGTGATGGTTACGCAGGTGGCTATTTTTACTTAGATCACACTGGTAGTAACAGAAACTTCAACATACAACAGAAATCAACATTAGATAATGACTGGCTTAAAATTATTAGCGTGGGTTCTACTGCTTCAACTTTCTGTGTTATCCAAAACGATCAAGGCACAAGCACAGGTTGTTAGTATTGGAAACATAAGCGAGCTAAACGGTAATGCCCAGGTAGTTAGAGATAAACCCTATGGGGCAGAGTTGGCTTTTCCTATACAGCAACTAGATAACGTCAAAACAGAAGCAGGAAAGGTTGGTATAACTTTTGAAGATGAAACTATAGTAAGGGTAATGCCCCATAGTAAATTAGTTATCAACAGCTACATTTACGATCCAGATCCTAATAAATCAGAAATGGCATTACGTTTTGCAAGTGGTACCGCAAGATTTGTAACAGGTAAGTTTAATAATAAGAAGAAAATCCGCATAAAAACACCCTCTGCTGATGTCTATGTAAGGGGTACAGACTTTACTATTACCACAACACCAGAAACAGGATCTAGTTTGGTCATTCTATTGCCTGACGAGTACGGCAACCCAAGTGGTGAAATCTCAGTACAAACGGCAATGGGTGAAGTTATCTTAAACCAGGCTTATCAAGCTACTACAGCAATGACATACAACCAGGCACCATCTAAGCCTGTAATTTTAGATCTAACATTAGAGTTTATAGACAATATGTTGATTGTTAATGAGCCTGCCGCTAAAGAAGATCTGATAGAAGAACAACAACAAACCACAACAGACTTTCTAGCGTATGACGGTTTAGATGTAGATTTCTTAGCAGAGGATTTTCTAGATAATACTGAAACCTTAGAATTTACAGAACTGGATATAAATTACCTGGACGTTAATTTTTTAGAAGATCTATTAAATATACTTGATGCTCTGGCAATAAATGAGGAAGAAGATCAACTTAACCAGATAGCTACAGGCATTAAATTAACTGGCACAGACATAGGCCAGGACAAAGATACACAGATTACAACGATCATTACAGGACAGCAGATAACCTTAATTAGATCTGTAAGCGACACATTTAGGCTAGATTTGGACGGATCAAGCGCGTATACGTTAATTCTTTTTCAAAACGGCGTAGAGAATGTCGTGAAAGTTAACGGTGGTTCGTCCAATACCATCACAATAAAGCAGAGTGACTAATGAAAAGACTAATATTCCCTACCCTACTAACATGCCTAGTATTGCCGTTATTGTTTCAGGTAACGCCCCTGGAGATCTTAAAACTTAAAACATTTGATGCGTTTATACCTAAACAAGATCCTACAGGTAACTTTGTTGTCCTGGACATAACAGAAAAGGATCTTGAGGATCTTGGTGGTTGGCCTTTGCCCAGGAAAGATCTTGCAGATCTACAAATTAAATTATTAGAAGCAGGCAGTTATGGGCAAGCCTGGGCGTTTGCATTTCCGCAACCAGATAGATTGGGTGGTGATGAAGCATTTGCAGAAGCGTTAAGTTACGGCCCTTCTGTTCTGTCTGTATTTGAAAGCGCAAGCAGTGACACCTTCCCTCCTACAGTTGGCACCGTTATCTTGGGTGAAGATTTAGGCAATGGCTACCAGGCAAGAGGTGTTATAGAAAACATAGATCTATTAAAACAAAATGCCGCCCAGGGCGTAGCATCCGCACCTACAGATGTAGATGGTTTAGTAAGACAGATCCCTTTGTTATTAAGAACACCAGACGGCTTTGCTCCAAGCATGGCACTTGAGATCCTTAAACAACTCACAGGACAGGACACGTACATTATAAATATGACTGATAATGAAATACGTATACCATCACTCCCACCTATATCAGTAGATCCGTTGATGCGTAAATGGGTTAGCTACGTAGATACAGAAGTAATTAGCCTGGACAACTTAGAAGCCGCCCAGGATAAATACGTAATCATAGGATCTAGCGCAGGTGGACTTGGGCAGATCTCAACACCAGTTGGATTAATCAACAGTCATTTTTTACAAGCCGCCCTGGCAGAATCAATTTTATTGCCAAATTCTCCCAGGATCCCAGAATGGCATTTAGGCGCAGAAATCGCTATTTTTCTAATTTTCGTCCTCTGTATTTGGCTTCTAACGAACAAACTAAGTATGAGCCTTGGTTTAGTATTAACCATTTTAAGCCTTTTTGCGCTTGCTTATGGTGGTTATTGGTTTATCCAGGCAGGTATATTATTAGACGTTACATGGACATTAATAGGATCTTTTATAACAGGCAGTGTTTCTTACTATTTAAGATTTAGAGAACAATACAAATTAAGACAGCAGATCCGCGACCAGTTTAAAACTTATTTATCACCAGAGTATGTGGATATGATTATTAAAGATCCTGGATTAATGAAACTAGGCGGCGAGCGTAAAGAAATGTCGTTTCTTTTTATGGACATTGTAGGCTTCACTCCCATATCAGAAGCACATAAAGATAACCCAGAAGATCTTGTAGATCTTATCAACAGCTTCTTAGATAGAATGACAAAAATACTATTGTCTAACGGAGCCACAATAGATAAATATATGGGTGATTGCATAATGGCCTGGTGGAATTATCCTATTCCATGCGAGGATCACAGGACTAAAGCATTATTGGCAGGTAAGGCCATAGAAAAAGAAGCAAAGATAATTGCAGAAGAATACCAGGCTAAAGGGTTGCCATTGATAGCTGTAGGTACAGGGATCTCAACAGGTAACGCAATCGTAGGTGGCATGGGTTCAGAATTAAGAATGGATCTATCGGTTATAGGTGATGCCGTTAATCTGGGTGCCAGGTTAGAAGGACAAACCAGGAACTACGAAGCCAATACCCTATTCCCACTTGAAACAATCAAGGGTGTAGACGATATGATCTTTGATTATGTAGACGAGATTCAGGTTAAAGGCAAAGAAGAAAAGATAAAAATATATACCTACACAAGTTGACAGACACAAAACGCAACTTACAAATTAAAGAATGAAAGAACTATTAAAAGGTGTATTAGGTGCAGTAGCACCTACAATCGGAACTGCCATAGGTGGCCCAATGGGTTCAATGGCAATAAATATGGTTTCTCAGGCGTTGGGATGCAAGAACACTCCTAAAGATGTAGAAAAAGCTGTGCAGAACGCCACGCCTGAGCAACTTGTAGAACTTAAAAAATTAGATAATGATTTTGAAGTTAAGATGAAAGAACTGGACGTAGATCTATTTGCTTTAGAGACAGCAGACATACAAAGTGCCAGATCTATGTTTTCTAAAGATTGGACAGCAAGAATTATAGGTATAGCCGTTATTGGTGGTTTTATGGGTTATATCTTTTTAGTAACTATTCAACCACCAGAACAAAACTCAGAAGCATTGATTAATTTAGTATTAGGTTATTTAGGTGGTTTAGCTTCTGCCATCATATCTTTTTATTTTGGCGCGTCACACTCTAGCGATGATTAAAGAATTAACCGCACACCTCATAGAGTTTGAGGGTATGAAAACATCCCTATATAAATGCACAAGTGGCAAGAATACGATTGGGGTAGGACGCAATTTAGATGACAGAGGTATTACAGAAGATGAAGCGATGATTCTTCTTGCTAACGACATTAAGATTGTCCAGGAAGAGTTACTAGAAAGGTGGCCTTGGATCAACGAACTACCGCCTAGGGCGCAAATGGTGATGATGGATTTAGGGTTTAATATGGGTGTACCTGCCATATCAAACTTTCAAAATATGTTACGAGATCTACAGAGTGGTAATTGGGAAGGGGCGGCGATTAACTTACTAGATAGTAAGTACGCGCAACAGGTAGGAAGAAGGGCAATATATAACGCGCATCTTTTGGAAACTGCGGATGATCATACATTGCCCACTAAGGTTATTTCTTAGAAGCTTGTTTGTGTAAACAGATAGCGTATCTGCCATCTTGTTGCTTCCTAGTGTGAATCCTATATTCAAGATTTAATTCTTGTTTATAGCAAGCCTGGCGAATACTGTTATAAAACTTATGTTCTAAGTTAATAATCGTTTTGCCCTTTAATAACTCTTCAATAAAGCCTTGATACCTAGATCTAGGTAAAGGCGTATCTGATGTTTCAATTTTCATTTGTTACTTCCTTGATTGATATTGAATTAGATCTAACTGTATAACCTGGTTCTTCTGGAATGATCTTAGAAGGTTTAGGTTTTACAGTACGCATACCCCACTTAACTACATAAGTGGTGTCTTCAGTGCTAATAGATCCTGTTGTGTTGTCTTGCAATATTTCCATTAACCCAAGTTGCGCTTCATCTTTAATGTTTTGCCACTGTTTAATGCTTTTTACAGCATGTTGGTATAAATCTATGAAATCCATTGCATCATCTTTTAGATCAACATGTTGCTCATTAGTTTCTGGGTATAAGGTACTGGCATCCTTTGGACTCTCAGGAGGAAAGAAATCTTCTTCCTTAACTCTTCTATCCATATCCTTAACAAGAGTGTGGATTTCAGCAACCATTTCTTCATTGCGTGGGTATATAAAATATCGCCAATAAATACTTTGATAGCAAACTACCAAAATACCGTATTGAGCATCTTTTATATCCATCAAACCTTGCAGTTGCATAGGGCCGCGCCAGGCAGGTGGTTCGTCTTCAGGATAAGCAGATGTTAGTTTGCACTCCATAACACCTGTACTACCTATAGTTATTTCTTTGCTATCAGTCATAACGTATATGCCTTTAGATGTGTCTTCTTTGATAGTTATACCATCAGACCAACACAAACCGTCTAAGGATCCCTGTAACGGTATTTCTGTGTGTCTTATTGGTTTCTCTATATCTACGTACACACGATCTAAGCCAATTTCTTCACCTGCCTTGTTAAGTAACAC